CACTTTTAAAAGATATTTCGTCATCACTTTTAGACAAAACTTCTCTTCTTTTTTCAGATATTCTTCCAAAACATCAAATAAATCTCTCACAAGAACTTTTTCAAACTCTTCATTTATTCAAATTAAATGTTCAATCCGAAATTGAAAAATTATCAAATACGCAAATGGATAAAAAAACAATGGAAGAATATGTTTCGAATATCCAAACACTAATGAAAACAAATGAAAAAAACATCGAAGAAAAGTTGCGCGATGTAAAGGATACTACTCTTGCAAATCAAACATGTTCCGCTTCGCTAAATACAAATGTTTGTGAAATATTGAAAAAGTTTGAGAATGGTTCTTCCAAAGGAAGAATATCAGAGAATATTTTAACAAAAACACTCGTTAAACTTTTTCCACAAGCGAGTATAGAACATATTGGAAATGAACAAAAAGAAACCGGCGATATTCTTTTTATGAACGAAGAATCTCCGAAAATTTTGATCGAAAATAAGGACCATACGAGTAAAAATGTCCCAAAGATAGAAGTCGATAAATTTATTCGTGATTGTGAAATACAAGATTGTTGTGGAATTATGTTGGCTCAAAATAGTGGAGTATGCAATAAAAAACATTTTGAGCTTCAACTTAACGGAAACAATGTATTGTTATATGTTCACGAGGTAAAGTTTGACCCAGAAATAATTAAATTAGCCATTAAATTTGTAGAACAATTTAAAGCAAAGTTGGACGAAATTGGAGATATCAGTGATTATAGCATTGGCAAGGATATTTTGGAAACAATAAATAAAGAATATATCGTTATTTCTGCAAAAAGATCAAGTTTAATGAGAATTGTAAAAGATTTTACGGAAAAAATAACAAACGAAATTAATGAAATTAAAATGCCTTGTTTGGATAATTACATAAAAGACAAGTTTGCTTCTTCTATGAATAAAAATAAACAAACATGTCCTCTTTGTGGAGTAGTTGTCAAAAAATCGCTTCCTCATCACTATCGTCATTGTCAAATGAAAAATAAAAAGGAAGAAAACATCGTTATAAATAGTGAAAGTGATAGTGATAGTTAAACCTTTTGAATGTAGTGTACATAATCGCAAAAATTGAAATAATACTTGTTTCAAAAAAACTATCAATATTATCGAACATCTTTCTTCCAAATTGTCAGAAATCGGTGTAAAAGATGGAAATAATATTGATAAAGATATTTTGGACAATATCAACAAAGAATACCAGACTTTTTTGAATCAACGCGCGTTTATTGTAGAAACATGTAAGACTTTTCATAAAAATGTGATTTCGCAAATTGAAAATCTAAAAATGCCGGATTTGGGAATGTACCTCGGAAGCAAATACGCTTCGATCCAAAACCAAGAGTTTGTTTGCGATGAATGTGGATCTTGTTTTTCGAAAAAGGCAAGCTTGGCGAGCCACAAGAAGAGTCATAAGAAATAATATTATTAGTATATATGAAAAATATAAAAACCAACAAAAGGGTAAGTAAAAAAGGGAATAAAGGGAAAATTAAAATTGGAGGAGAAAAGGTATCATTTCCTGTTGTCATGACACGCGAAGAAGTTAAAACTCATTGGAAGGATTGGTTCGATAGTTTTATGTTATTGTGTACAAGTGTTGAAATGATTAAAGGTATAAATTCATATGGAGATATTTTTATTATTAAGTCAAGCTCTGATATATATAATGGTACGTTATTGATAAAAATATTAAAGAACACTTCCAAAGAAAAATTTGATAGAGAAGTTGATGTACAAAATGATTTTTATACATTAACATCTGTTTCGCGTGATAATTCAAGTTTAGATAGTTTGTGTCCAAAAGTTTTATTTGCTTCTAGTGAATATATGTTACCAATAAATATTGGTAATTATAAAAAAAATAGTATTGTCAGTCTAATAGCAATGGAATATATGGATAATTACATGACTGTGGGTAATATTGTAAAATCTAAAAATACGACTTTTGAACAATTTTTGTTATATGCTGCAATGATAATATATACGAGCATACAATTTACACTTTTAATGGAAATGTTACACAATGATTTACATGTTGGTAATATAATGATTAATACAACCGATGAATATTTTGAAGGTATTAAAGGCAAGGCTATACTAATAGATTTTGGTGAATCTAAAGATTTGAAAATTAGAGATGTGAACATGTCAAATGAATATGTAAAATCAAATGAATATGATGTATCCTCCTTTCAAAAATTTGTTGGTGATTATATCAGAGGCGATTATGATGAATGTATTAAATTTCTTTATTCCCGTGATTTAAGTTTAAAATATACGGTTGACACGTTAATGAGATTTGAAAGAAAAGATAATTCGATTGATTTTGTAAAAGGGACCGAAAGGTTTACATTAATTGACTTAAATAATAAAGTAACAGAATTAGTTAACTTATCAAAATTACAACACGATGAAAAGGGGTTGGTTGAATTATATTCAAATTTAACTATTGAACGAGAAAAAATTGCAAAAAAAAAATATGAAAATAGTTTAAAAAATGATACTATCGATTTGCAAGTTAACCAACCAAAACAATTGCCGTCTCGTTGGTCATTTTTTTCAATGTTTTCAAGAAAGGGCGGGAAAATCAAAAAAAACTGCAAAAAAACTGCAAAATCTAAAAGAATTACTCAAAAAACTCATAAATATAATTGTAAAAATATGCAAACAAAATAGTTTTCTAACTTTACTCTAAATAGAAACCTAATATGCTGTCAAATTCGTTTATACTTTAGGAAAAATGTGTAAACGAATATGGAGGAACTGGAAGACGAATATGAATGTTTTGAGAGATGATATCGCAAAATTAAAAAAGGTATATTTGAATAATATTCGGAATTCTGTTTTACTAAGCGACCCAAACATTTCAAAACTTATTACCGCCACCTTTATAATGAATATGAAAGAATTACAAGACAAATATTTATCATTTGTTCAAAAATATATTTACGAAGAATTGGAATATCTAAATGAAAACAAGGAAGAATGTTTGAGGGTTATTGATAATGTTATAAATCAAATTTAAAAATACAGAAAATAATATTGAACAAGATGTTTTGGACAATAATAAAGAATAATCTTTTTTGAATAAAAATATAATTAAATACTATGAGTCGACATAACCCCGAAATTTTATATGATGTATTTCAATCTGAAAGTATTCCTGAAATATCAGATAATGTTGATAAAAGAAAACTCACAGAAGATGTCATCTCAAAAAGAGTTGAAGGAGATATTCAACCAGATTATTCGATAAAATTAAACAATTTTCAGTTGATTAAAAAGTTTGGGGGACCAATATTCTTTAACACCCCCGACTTTTATAAATACATGTTACAATTTGACAATACGAGATTTGTTATAACATTTGAAGGAAGCAACGTAAAATTAACACCTTATTTGTCACCCTACCTTTATACTTTAACATACGAGAATTTTAAAAGTGCCAACCGAGATATTTTACACCGTTTCGTAAGTTATCAATTATTAAATAGTGGAATATTAGATCAATTAAATAGTATCCCACTAGACACGCACACACACACACACGGATACGAATTGACAAACTCATTAAAAGATATTGTATCCAGTAACAATCTTGTTGTTGTTGTAGGATGTTCTCGGCGTTCTATAACAAGCTATAATTATCACAATGATTCCAATCTTTTTCAGATTCTTAAATATTATAAAACCGATTTGACACCGGTTCTTGGATCAGAGATTTTATTCGAAGATCAGAGAAAACATGTCGTTCACAGAAAAATGAATGATAAAGGAGAATATGATTTAAAAGAAGGAGAAATAGTGAATACACAGAAACAAATAAATACAATATATACTTCCGGATTAGTTCCCGAAAACATTCTTTTACGTGGACTGTATAACTCAGGTGACACATTTGTAATTAATGATATGTTAGTAAAACACGCTGTCATTAATCCAAGAGAAAATAGGGTTGACGATATATTAAAGATATTAATCTACGAAAAAGCTAATGACATGGATTTTGAAGAATCTATTCAACTATGTAAATCAAGAATACAAACTACAAGCAAACATCATTCAGATCGAGGAATTATTTCTTTGTTTGTCTATCATAATTACGCAGATGCGGACGGTGTAAGTTACATAAATCCCGCATCATTATCACATGATCTGAGTTTTTTTATTGATTCGGTAATAATTGATGTACCCGAAGTAAATTTTAACATAGAAGAATATGCTACATTTTTGAATACAATGGCTAGCGCTGAAAATATGGAATCGGGACAATGTGCTATTTCGCGAGACATAACGATTCTTAGTAGAGGAAACAAAAAAAAGAAAACTTCTAAGCGTAAAAATCATAAATCAAAACGCAAATCAAAACGCAAATCAAAACGCAAAACTAATTGAAATAAACTCTCTAGAACCACATTTTGATAGAGTAAAAGATGAAAATAAACTCGACAATTTCACTTGAATTGATAAAGTACAAAAATTAAAATCCTAAAAATATAATTTAAATATATGTTATATGTTAAGATTACCTCCACATGATGATTATGAAAAGTTTGTTTCCGAAGTGGAAAGAAGTAAGAGAGTACACAGATTTTCAGCAGTTCCAGAAGGGGAAGGAACTATCGCAAAAATTTCATTCATTTGTGGTTGTCATGGCACAATAAATGCCAAACTACGTTTATTTGAAGAAAAAATACCGAGCAATGGTGTATTCGAAGAATCGATTGAAGGGCCTTATGTTGATGAATTTACTCTATCAAGAGGAAACGAGTTGTCTATATATAAAAATAAAGCAACATATAAAACAACAAAACCTATTTTTGAGTTTGATTACCTTACCATAAGCGTGAAAGATATGAATGTAACCCTTTCTACAACAAATACATGTTTAGGTGCTACTGTAAAAAGACCATCGAATGGTGCTATTCTCAAACAAAAATTCATAAATGATATTATGGAAAATATGTCTTCTACATGCCCAACAAATACACTCATTGAAAGTTCAGGAAAATACGGAGAAACGTTTCTTGAACCTCATAGTGAATATGAATCAAAACGAGAACAAAGTGCCGCGCGCAAGATTACACGGATATTTACCAAAAAAAATCGTAATTCACCTACTTTTGGAAAATCAGAAAAGACGCGATTAATGAAATATGAAAAAGAAAAGGTTGATTGGTTGATGGATAAAACATATAGTGTAAAAACGTGTGATGTGGCTGTATTGGACACTCCTGTGCCACCAAAGGGAGATGTTTCAACATCTGCTACTCAATGTGACGCGCATAAACTTGTTATGATAGTTACGAGATATACTGAAACTGGTTGTGAAAATAAAAAATATATATTATTATCTTCCTCTTATGAAATCGAAGAAGAGTTTGAAAGTATATATGATGATTTTTCAAAAAATGTGAAAGATTTTTTTGACGAAAGTATTGGAGAATATGAACCAGATAAAATACAAGGTAGAACGCATTATTACCCATCACATAAAATAACATTATTCGATTTACTAAGATTGGCAAAAATGATTATTACAGAAATAAATGGAATTAGTGCTGTACAAAAGGTACCCATTGAAATTCATGATTTAAGTTGTAATTCTTTTGGCATTTTTAAAAAAAAGGTTTTAAATGAACAAATTGTAAAGCTTATGCGTATGATAGATGATTTTGCGCGCCGTAAAAAATTTGCTTATGGTGGAAAACTTAAACGAAACTATAAAAAACGCACACATAAGCGAGTAAAAAAGTTTTAGCGACCTTAACTTATTTTCCTTGAACGCCTTCTTTTACCCATTTTAGATTTTTTAGATTTTCCAATCCCGAAATTATTTTTTGTCAATATTTCAGCAAGATTTTTATCGCCTGTTTTAATAGTCAAAACCTTCTTAAACGCAATTATTTCGCCTTTTGGAACAATAGCATGAAGAAGTAAGTAATAAGTAAATAAAAAACGCTTTGAAGGACTCAGTCCAATGTTTTCATCCGAAATAAAAGGTTGTTGTGGCGCAACGTCAAGATATGCACATATGTCGTTTATAAAATTGTCATCTTCTTTTAAATGAGAAATAAATGAGTAATCATGAGAATATGGAAATTCGATGTCGCTGAGGTCGCCGTCATCCATTGTATGTCCGTCATAATCACGCAATATCGCGGCTAAACTATATAGATAATGATTTAAATCATTTTTTCCATTTTCTTCGTTTGTATCTAACAAAGTCATGATAGCGGTCACTTCCCGTCTAGTAAATTGTAGTTGTTGGAAAAAAACCGGTTTGGGATTACCTTGAATAGATGCTGTAATTTTTTCAATTTTTCTGTCTAATTGTCGTATATTACTTGGTTCTAACGGCGAAAATGAATCAAAGTAATCAAAACTTCGTCCTTCTTTTTTAATTTGTTCATAGCACGAGATAATACATGTATTTAATTTTTTTTGCGTATTTAACGGTTTTCCGTTTATGTTCATTTCCAAAAAAGGATTGTTTTCATTGATACTGTATAATTTACCAAAAAATAATTTCTTATTATTACCGGGAATTTTATTCAAAAACGCAATGTAAGCGTCCAATTTACGAGGTGAATAAGTTATGTTATTTTCACGTAAAAAAACATTATATTCTTCCACAATACCATGTTTTGTTAAATATTCTTCTAGCATATAATATTGTTATTTATAATTTGAAGTTACAATTAAAATATTAACTTATACTATGTCTAATCCATCCAGACGTAATCATGTGACATATACACACCGGATGGAAACTAGACTTCCATATCAAGATAGAGTATTAGAAGTATTGCTTAGGGATTATAATAAGGTTATAAAACATATAGATAAACTTCATAACGAAGATGATTATAAAAATGGACGATCTATCGCAAAAGAACGGGTAGATCTTTCAAAAGAACGAGCTGATTTTTCTTTTGCGTATTTAAAACAAGTAATAGGTATAGGAAATCCCAATCCAAAATATCAAAAATTAAATGAACTATTCGGGCAGTATTCAAACGAAATCACTAGATATGATTCGGGTGTATTAACATCAAGTGAATTTCTTAATTATTTAATTACTTTTTTTACAAAATTATTCAACTATATTGATGAAGATTATAAAAAAACGGGAAACGTGCCTATTTTATCTGACACGAATTGGGCAACAGGAAAAAAACGAAAAACACGAAATAAGCGTCGCAGAAATATTTAACATTTCATTAATGTGAAAACATTAAGTTTAAATACTTAACATCGAAAAGCAAACGCAAATATTCCCACTCCTATTATTCCAAAAACAATGCCCATATGGTAATTGTAAGACATTTCTCTGTACATTTTTAGCCAAGCTTTCACTTGTTCTGGAGAATTAACGTGATTTAACATCCAATCTGATTTTGGAGTTAACATATAATAAAAGTAATTTGTTAAAAAACATGTGGCCATTACGGTACAAACCAAAGAGAATGTTCTCCTCTTTCTTAGATAAATGATGAAAAAAGAAAGAATTAGTCCGAGCCCATATCCATGAAAACTGATTGTCATTCTCTCTTTTGTTATTTTTTCATATCTTTTTTGTAATTCGGGTGTTAATTGATTTTTATACTGTTTCACTATTTCACTTTTCTCTGTCATACTATAAAAATAAATCATACCTATAATAAAAATAGCGGATATCATACAACTTATTGCGCAAGCCATGTTTTAAAATAATATTTTTATTAAAACGTATTTTAAATAATTCAACTTTATCTTTTACGAGATCGTTTAGTGTAAACGTTTACGGCTTATATATTTTCTTTTTTATATCGAAACATTATGAAAATAGGAGTTCGGTTGATTATACAGAGTTAGGTAATTTACATATTATAAATACTGGCATTTTCATTATTAAAAATAATGACGAAATGAAAGAGTTAATCAATTTGGTATGGAATACAAAAACGAATACAAATATCGGTTTATTTGATCCAGACAAAGTAGTAACGTCGTTTAGTTACGATGATTGGCCTTTTGAACAAGGAGCATTTCATGTAGTATTTTCTGATAGAAAAGATATTGAAATTCTACCAGATAAATCATTTAATTACCTATAAAACGCATAATTCGTTCATATTACACAACATGGGAGGAAGAGAAAATATGATCAGTCTTATTGATAAATATAAAGGCGATTGACCCAAGTCATTCAAATGTTCAATATTTTTCTGCGACTCTTACGCTTAATTTTATGATTTTTATGCTTTTTTTTAGATTTTTTACGAGTCAAACCACACATAATCGGTCTCTTGTAACTTCCAATATCTTCTGCGTCGTGTACTTCTCCGACATAACGATCCGGTAAATCGTGTTCACTTCCAACATATTCTTCGTTTGATTCATCATATAGATGAACCTTTAACATCCCCTTTTTATTGTGATATGATTTCAATAATTTTCCTCTACAACGAATATCTTTTAAAAACGTTTCGTAATCATTTAATATACAATTGTGCCAGGTAATGTAAAAATTATTATAAATACGCATATCATCCAATCTGTCTCTAACCAAATTGTAAAGGTTTATTACCTTATCTTTCTTGACTATCCCACGAATTTCATCTCTAAACAATTCCGGTACTTCTCTCGTACTCCCATTGGGAAATAAAACAAATAAATGCCAATGGGCTATATTTTCATTTGGATGACCTCCCATAATATGACATTGACCTATACACTTACTTTTTTTTACCGAGTTTTTATCCAACTCAATCTGATCCAACTCAATCTGAAATTTTTCGTAAGCTTCATTAAAAACTTTAATACAACTTTCTAAATAGGTGCGGATTTTCAATTTATCTGTCTCTAGTACAAACTCTGTCAAATTATTTACGTCTGGCACCAATTCTAAATCTGTATGGGAAAATCTCTTTATTTCTGATAAAATTTCAGAATGGTTTATATCGCAAATATTTCCTTCTACTTCGTGTAATTGAAAAAACATGTAAATTTTTAATTTTCTAAAATCACCTGGATGTAAATGTTTTTTACAGTATTTGTAAAATTCCAAGTAATGTTCACTATCAATTTCACTAGAACACCTTCTATAGTAATTGGCACCATGAATAAGATCATGATATAAATTACTATAAGGTGTTAAACAATTTGAGTCTGTATATTTTATTTCCGATGAAATTTCACAATAAAAAACGTCATTTAAATTATTTAAAATAGTTTCTTCTAAATTTAAAATATTAATCCATTTTGCTAGGTAAATTGGTATATTTGGATTTTCAATATTTTCTTTTGTATATTGGTCCTCGTAGACAGTTTGAACAAGTAAAGTAAAAAGGAAATAGTGCCCTTGAGCATGTAATAATAAACGTTTAATATCATCATAATCCATCCAATTACTTTTTATGCAAATGTCGTAAAACGGTACTGTTGCGGATTCTTCTTCCAATGCGGATTCTTCTTCTAAAAAGAAATCGGCGTATTTTGCGTCCTCTTGTGTATTTATAAATAGTTCGGTAAAAAGTAAGGTACATTGAAACCCAATAATATTTAAAAATCCGATAATATTTGGATCCCTAACTGAATCAACATTAAAGATTGATTCTAACGACGAAGAAGCATAAACTTTTTGTTCTTCTGACAACATTACTCTTGTGTCTAAACAATCTACTACAACTCCTTCTTGTATAATTTTATCAACATTTTCTTTCGCTTTAACATACATAAATTCTAATATTCCCTTCTTTATTACCTCGTATTCATCTAGAGATTTTGGACGTCTGTCTGTTAACATTTTACATTTTTTATTATATTGTTTCATATATATTAACGAGATTTTCGCGATCTTATTTTCATGGAAGGAATTGAAACTACGTCCTTATATATCGCTTTACGTCTTTCGGAAAACCTTCTCGGACTAACCCGTCTGATGCCGTCGTTGATTTTATATTCTATTAATTCTTCTGGTATATCTTCGATATAAGATAATTTCCATATATAAGGGTAGTCGTCATCTCCTTCTGTTTCATCTTCAATATTTCTCATCCCATTTCTTTCATAAAAATCAATCGTATTTTTACTATTTACTGATTTTAAATGCATAGAAAAGTGTAAGTCTGAAAAGTGTAGCCCGTCTGAATTTTCCATACCTTTCAAAAAAATAATGTATTTGAAAAAGTCCAACAGATGTTTCCCTATGCCGCTATATTTGATTGGATTTGAACATAATATATCAATGAAAACCATTGATTTTCTTTTATTATCGTGAATGCTGCCTATAACAACTCCTTCCGGTACATCATCTATTTTTAAAAAAAGAATAAAATTACTTACGTCAAGAGATGATTGAACCGCCTCTTCCTCCAAACCAATACATAGTTCATCATGGTTCCTCGATCTCTTCATTCTATTAACTAATGTCGATTTTATAGAACTTATAAAAGATTTATTGGGTATAATATGAATTGTTAAATTATCTATATGCGGAAAGTATTCAGTATGTTTGGTAAATTTTAAATAAAGATCAAATTTTATAGGCGAAACATCGCAAACCTTTTCACAAGCATCAAGTATTTCTTCCAAGACAGACATATAATATAACTTTAAAAGTTGGTTTAAAATGAAATTAATTTATGTACTAATTTAATGAGATATACTAAGAAAAATTATGTACAACCAGATATTGAAATGAATTACTTATCTTTGCCTCGTGAAACATTAATAGTTCCTGAATTTTCAGAATTAGGACAATTACGACAAGTAGTTTCCCCAGAAGATCTTATTGAAGGGTTCTATTATATTTTGATGTTAGACGATTCAAATAAATATTATGTAGTTAAATATGTCGGTAAAAGTGATTTTTCCGGAGATAATTGTTTGTTACTTGCTTTTTTATATGAAACAAAAAGGAATAAATGGGTTGTTTTTAGAACTCAAGAATTACGCATATGTCTTACAAATGGAAATTTTATGAAAGGATACAAATTCTTTTATTTGGATGATGAAGAAAACTTTCAAAACTTGGTTACATATCCTCATAAAATGCTGGATAACAATCCACGCAAAGATTACCCAGAATTACTTCCCACAATTCACAAACTCAGAAAGATAAAAAATATAGACGATTTAAATATTGGTAGTCAATATTTAATCCTCAACGGGACAAAGTATTTGAGCTGGGTTCGCCCTTCTGAACGTCCCCGCACCAGACCTTTTTATGGTATTCTTAGAGATAAAGATACACGTTACTTAGAGTTTAATACAACATATTTCTTTGACGATAAAAACGGATTTTTCCCAAACCCGCAGCTTACCAATTACGGTGATCAAGCCGATGATTACCGTGAAACAGAAATTCAAATTAGTGTAGATCACTTACTCGAAATTTATTATTACCCCAGTAAGCAACGAATTCCAATATTTTCAAATAATAACATTATGAAAAGTCTATCATTGTTACAACAAAAGAAAGTCGATGGAGAAAAAAAATTTCCGGTATTAGTAGGCCCATTAAAAAACATAGCCGAATTTTTAGGTGGAAATACAAAACATAAATCCACACATAAAAGACGTAAATCTAAAAGGAGATTACGCGATTTAACATTGTAAATCGGTAAACGAAATAAATTATTTTATTATTGAATCATATGCGTAAAAAACAACGCACGGATATTCAGCCAGATTATTCGATAAAATTAAACAATTTTCAATTGCTTAAAAAGTTTAGTGGAATAAGATTCTTTAACACCCCCGACTTTTACGAATACATGGCAGATTTTCATGGCACGAGATTTGTTCTAACATTTAAAGGAAGCGAAGTAAAATTAACACCTTATTTTAAAAGTTTAACGAGCAAGGCGCGGTATGATACGACCGATCGAGATATATTACACCGCTTCGTAAGTTATCAATTATTAAATAGTGGAATATTAGAACAACTAAGAGACGACAAAACCAAAATTGTTGTTTTAAAATGTTCCAAACAATCTTTGACAAGCACCGATTTTCATAATGATTCCAATCTTTTTCAAATACTCAAATATTATAAAGATTCATCTGTTCTTGGATCAGAGATTTTATTCGAAGATCAACGAAAGCACATTATTCATAGATCAATGAATCATAAAGGAGAATACGAATTAGAAATCGCAGACACACAAAGACAAATAAATGCCATGTATGATTCCGGATTAGTTCCCGAAAACGTTCTTTTACGCGGACTATATAATTCGGGTGACACGCTTGTAATTAATGATATGTTAGTAAAACATGCTGTCATCAACCCAAATGAAAAAAGGGTTGATGATATGTTAGAAATAGACATACAAGATAAAGTAAAAGTTCAAGTATGTAAACTGAGAATAAAAACTACACCCAGTCATCATTTAGACAGGGGGATTGTTTCTTTGTTTGTTTATAACAATGACGCAACCGAAGGTGTAAATTATATCGACCCCTCGACATTATCACCTGATCTAAGTTTTTTTATTGATTCGGTAATGATTGATGTACCCGAAGTAAATTTTAACATAGAAGAATATGCTACATTTTTGAATACAATGGCTAGCGCTGAAAATATGGAATCGGGGCAATGTGCTATATCACGAGATATAACAATTCTCAGTAGAGGCAAACGAAAACGTCGAAAATCTCGAAAATCTAGATCAAAACGTCCTTTGAAATATTCTTTATAATGCGTTTCGTATCTCCAACACATTCCTTGATTAATTTTAAATATTCAGTATTCTCATTGCTTCTGATATCGTCGTAATTTGGATGCCGTGATTTCCATTCATTCATGTTTATCATGTTTTTCTTCGCAACATTTTTCACCATCCTATCCACTTTTTTATCATCTTTTTCCCATTCGTGTTCCTTTACATAAAGTGTTTCTCTTTTTAAATCGCTACAATGAATGGGTCGTTGGTAAATATCCAGCATGTTTAATTTCGATAATATAATCGAACTGATGCCTTCGACGTACCCAAGTCTCCCCACTTTTTCTAAATCCGTTAAAGATGGTTGAATCGATTCGACAAAATCTGTTAAAGATATTGCGTCTTTACATTTTTCATTGAGAAAGATTTGAATATTAAACGTATTGTTAACCACTTGATTTTGAATAGTTTGTAACGGAACATTCTGTTTTATTATTTCGACCAATTCATTGTTTTGCGAAATCAATTTCTTCACATCTTCTTTTAATTCTTCGTGCCTTTTTTCCAAAGGTACAAATTTACACTTTTTCTTATGTTTTAATAATCCTGATTGAAATACGTAAGCCTTTCCGCATTCACATACACACTTTGAATTCTCAGTCTTCTCCTTTTTGCTCCCTTTTGTTATCCATTCGTTATCCAAAAGGAGAAACTTGTGTTTTGTCGTCTGCCGATGTTTTGTGAATTTGGTTTTGTCTGACGTATAATAGTCACAAACCTCGCATCCATATTTACTCTCTTTTTTTCTCTCCTTTTTGTTATCCATTTATTATCCATCCAAAAATCTGTTTATATCCTTTTTGAAAATTTCGAAAATTTTATGGTAACAACTTTTTCGACACTCTTAAAATGTCCTGCTCGATGGAAGTAACAATGCGATTTTTTGCGAAATTTCGAGAGTGGATTTGGGATTTTTGGGAATATTTTTAAAAAAGTATTCGAAATTTTTGTGTTATGTAATATTATGTTTGGATTATTTAAAAAGGACAATAATGTTTGTAAAGTTAAATATGTAAATGATAATCAAATGCGTAAAATAAATTATGAGATTGATAATATAATTGGATCACGTGTCGAAGTTTTTCAAGCTTATACAAACGGCGTGTCATTTTTTGAAAAATGTGGCGTTTATGCTTATACAAGAGACGTTGTTGATAATGGCAACAGATTTATTTCAAAACCTAATGCCGAATTTAAAATTTTGGGAATTTTTCAAAAAATTGAAACAAAAGGAGAAGTTACAAGGGGGATTTTTCAAAAATTTCAAGAATCTAAAAAAAATATATTACCATTGATGATAGACGGAGCCCAACTGTATTATTTTGTAAAACTTGGATATTTTAATGATGGGAAAATATTTCAACCTTCGTTGTTGTCAATTTATGGAGAAATAAATGAAGAAGAAAATATTAATAATATTGTCCCTCTATCATATTTAAGTAAAAATGGAATGATATCAGAAGATGATTCTATTAACGCTTCTGAAGTCCATTTAGAATATCCAACAGCATACGGCGAACCAGTCGAAGTAATAGACGTTAAAGATTTAACCCCGTCGTATACATTAGATGAAATGAGCAAGTTACCAATAGATGAATTAATAGAATTATTTCCACATAATAATAAACTTCAACAAGATTTATTAAATATTAAAAAAAATGGCGACAATCAAAATTATCAAGTATTTCAGGCTCTAAAAAAACAAGAAGCAGGCTCAAATAAAAGAAAAAGATTTCATACACGTAAAATTAAAAATAAAG